AAATTCTTCACAAGCATTTTTCACACAGAAGAGTTAGACACCCAAATCCTAAAGGTTTTACTGGCAATGGATGGACGGAGTGGTTTAGGTTAAGTCAAAAAGAAATATCCAGAATAAGAAATTTATATATAAAAAAGCTGGATTCTATGGAGGAAAAGATGGACTATCTTGAAAGAACTGTTCGCATTGAGGCTGGCAATGCCAAAATACTTTATTCTGTAATACAAAATCTTGAGGACACGATGGATAAAATATCTAAAATTTATATGGGCAAACTATGGGCGGACAAAAATTCTGGTTTCGATAGAGATATATTTAAGGACCAGATAGCTCTTGAGTTTATGGGTTACAAAAGATACTCCAAACTAAAAAAAGACTTGATCGACCTCACAACCCACCATCAATAATGGCAACGCTCAACGAGAACATCCCTAGCTTCAAGGCTATGGTGAGGAAGTCTTTCTTTACCAAGAACGAGGAGGACAAGGAGTTTTACAACGTCTATGTGTTCGCCTTGCAGTCTTGCGCTGGGGCAATCCTAACCTTCCACGTTATGACTGACTCTGGAATGCTGCGGAGTCGAGTACCGCTATCGGAGATATACACTCACGAGCCAGAAGCCGACATCCCATTTAACTACAAGCAACTCTGGGATTGTTTCAGCGAGAACGTGGCCGTAACCGAGTACAGCTTCTTGGCCTACCATCGCGCTCAGATCCTACTTAGGGATTCGACTAAGGTTTGGGGGACATACTTGTTCACAGTTGATTGGTACAACAACCCATACTCGGACGAGCCATCTGACTATAAATGCGGTCACGTCTTCGCGGGTGACGATGGCTACTTACTCTGTATGCCAAACAATCGAATCTTCTGGCGGGATAGTAATTGGGTTACCAAGAAGTTGCCCGATAATCTAAAGCAGTTTCGAGTTGATACTGACCTGCCATCCGTTGAGAATCAGAGCGACAAGTGGGTGACGGAGGATACAGATTCTTTTTACTACGATCTTCACAAGTCGGAACAACCATAAACAGAAAGGAAAACAGAATATGCCATTAGGTAAAGACGTATCGAAGAATATGAGTGAGTTAGCCAGGGATAACCGCAGGAAGGGTAGCAAGCGTGGAGCAGGCGGTAAGCCTCGCTCACGCGAGCAGATGATTGCCATTGCGCTATCCGCAGCAGGCAAGAGCAAGCCACGCAAGTTTCGGATGCGATCTGGTTCGTAATGCAAGTCGAGGCTAAAGCTAGGCTCAAGTGGGCGCGCGAGATCCTTTCAATTGCACGCAATAAGCTTGTAGTTGAGAGGAATCGCGCGACTCACGGACACGCTATAGATATGATCCAGATCATTACGATGGTGGATGCAGCCAGCTTGGTGTGCAAGGAAGTGGTGGGTGAGGAATGAAGTACCTATCCGTCTGTTCTGGTATTGAGGCCGCGTCCAAGGCTTGGGAGCCTATCGGATGGGAGCCAGTTGCGTTTTCAGAAATAGAGCCATTTCCGTCAGCGGTGCTGAAGCACCATTGGCCGAAAGTACCAAACTTAGGAGATATGAGTAAATATGAACAATGGAATATACAAAGCGGATCAGTTGACCTTCTGGTCGGAGGCACGCCCTGCCAATCCTTCTCAGTCGCAGGACTTAGGCAAGGACTCAAAGACCCAAGAGGCAACCTTATGCTTACATACCTTGCAATCGCTGAACGTCTCAAACCTCGATGGCTTGTCTGGGAAAATGTCCCTGGTGTCTTGTCATCTAACGGAGGAAAAGATTTTGGTTCCTTCCTCGGAGCGTTGGGGGAGCTGGGGTATGAGTGGGCGTACCGAGTGTTGGACGCTCAATGGTTCGGAGTGGCCCAAAGACGCAGACGTGTGTTCGTTGTCGCACATCTTGGAGAAGGGAGTCTTGCCGCAAAGGTTTTATTTGAGTCCGAAAGCGTGCGCAGGGATACTCCGCCGAGCCGAGAAGCGAGGCAAGGAGTTGCCACCAATGTTGAAGCAGGCGTTGGAGTTAGTCTGCCAGAACGAGAAGTAGTTGGATGTTTGAGCGATGGCGCACACATGGGTGGAGGATTGAATGGGCAGGATGCTTACAGCGGAAGGATTATGGCTGTTGCCAATGCAATCCCCATCCACGATCAAGCCACTCGCTTCTCTGGTAAGCGTGGAGGCAAGCAAGACGGAAAGGGCAATGGACTTGGAGTGGGTAAGCCAGGTGATCCTTGTCCAACTTTGACTAAGGGTGACAAGCACGCTGTCTTATACGAGAACCATCCCAACGACAGCCGAGTAACTGGTCCGCACGATGTCGCTCCTAGTTGCGTTTCACGATATGGAACTGGTGGTGGGAATGTGCCGTTGGTTCAGGAGGCGATTATATTCCAAACATCTGAGTTGAGGTTAACTGGCAAAATAACCGAGCAAACAGTTTGCCCAACACTTAAAGCAAATACCAAGGCTGGAGACACTGAGCCTAAAGTGATTGCCTTTGAGCCTGGCATTGCAACGAGAGAAGGCAGCGAAAGCAGATTTGTTAAGGAACTATCTCCGACATTGCGGAAGGAGATGGGAGACAATCAAGTGGCTGTCGCAGTCGATTGCTACAACAAAACAATTGGAGAGAAGTCGCAATCTATATCGTCTTCAGCATCCGACATCAATCATACTGGTGGAGTAATCAATCCCGCTGATCGGATGGCAGTACGCAGACTTACTCCGAGAGAATGTGAACGACTCCAAGGTTTTCCAGACGATCACACGCTTATCTCTTGGCGTAACAAGCCAGCGGATGAATGCCCAGATGGTCCACGCTACAAGGCTCTTGGCAACTCAATGGCTGTGCCGTGCATGGCTTGGATTGGAAAAAGGATTGACGCAGTAGAAAAAACTAAATAGAAAGGCAGGCCAAAATGAAACTATGGACAAACAACACTAATGCAATTCACAAAGTCGATGATAATATGCTCTATCCACGCACTACCTATGTGCTGCCAGATGAGCTAACTGGACCAATCTGGGACGATTCAATCCCTTGCCCACACAAGATCAAGCCCTACTACAAGGGGCGCGCTGCTGGTGGTGCAACAGCCGTCTACCGCGCTGGTGCAATTGGTGACGCGATCATCGCAACCGCCTTCGTCAACTACTTGGTGCAAGAGTCGGGTGGGGTTGTGGAGGTTTACGCTCCTGCCCGCAACCTGCCTCTCTACGCTGGGCTGGGTGCAAAGCTGTGGCCGTTGCCGTCCTCGCTGGAAGCTTGGGATTCTTTTGATGCACACGTTCCGACTGACGATTTGTTCAGCGGTCAGGTTGGTAACACGAAGCTAGGCACTGGTCCTGGCAACTGCTACCAGCGGATCTACGAGTGGATGGGTGTGTGGGATGAGAAGACGATGGCGAAGTATTGTAAGCCAGTTCTACATCTAATTGAGCCAGACCACGAAGAACTGAAGGCGATGGGTAAGTGGCCGATGCCTAGTCCGTTCTTTGCTTATCACGTTTCGTCCAGCGGTCCTACCCGCACCTACCCGCCAACGATGGGGCAGGAAGCGGTGCTGGCGTTGCTTGAGGCTTACCCCAAACATCACGCTGTGATTATTGGGCTGGATAACTCAAACAACTTTAAGGTGGATCATCCCAGGGTGATTGACTTATTTAACTGCACCAAGGCTGTGCGCTCGCTGTTCCCGATCATTAGCGGGGCTGACTTCGTTGTCGCACCAGATAGTTCAGTCAATCACATGGCTGCGGGATTGGATACGCCGTGTGTGTCGCTGTGGGGCAGCTACGATCCACGAGATCGTATGAGTTTTTATCCTAAGAACGTATCGGTGTTCAAACCCGATACCTGCCCACACGCGCCTTGCCGACCGCACGCTGGCTTGCCCCAGGCTAAGTGTAAGGATGCGAGCAATCGCACCCCGAAAACTCAGTACTGGTGCAATGCTCTGCGGAATATTACCGCCGAAGATATTGTGCTTGCATCCAGAAAGGCGATTGAGCTAGAAAGCAAATAACTAACTGGCGTTGTGGTATGCAAGGAGATCTTGCATCGGGCGTTTCCTCAGTGTGTCTACCCCTTGAATCAGAGCCAGTTTGAATTTCTATGAGTGAAGAGATAAAGATGTTTAGTGGATTGGCTGAAGAGCCAGAACAGTATCTGTTTGGCTTTGCAGCCGAAACGGAAACATTAAGCACGACAGCATTGCAAATTGATGCGATGCACTACTCGCACAAGGTCGGCGAGATAGGTGAGTTGCAGTTTGATATATGGGCAATCAGCAATGGGCTGAATGCGTGGAGGTCAATCAATCCACACACAAAGATAGATCGGATAGTCGCAATGAATGATGGAACATTTAGAGGATTCCACATAAAGACTGCCACGTTCTCATCCAAACAAAATTGCTACGGATTTAAGGCAACGTCCGATCCAGATACATTCCCATCTGATTATTGGTTTCTCGTCGGGCTTAATCAAGACTTGGGTGTTGCATTCAAATTGATTGTTCCCTTCGATAGGTTTGGAACTCAATCAAGGGTTTCAATAAGTAAAGCTTGCATCCATGATTATACCGAATACACCAAGATCCCGATTGAATTTCTATGACAACAGCACAACGGCAAGCTGAAGAAATCGTAGGCCAAGTGGATTGGCAGTCTGAGAACCACGGGCTGTGCAAGTGTCCAGGCGAGGCTGCTCACACCAGCCATACTCGCATCCGAGACACAACGGTGTTCGTGGATGGCGCGCCGACTATATTCTGCTGGCATACTTCCTGCACGCCGTATCGTGATGAGGCCAACCGCAGGTTGCGCCGAGCCATATCCAGCGATGTGCTTTACAAACCAGTAAACATTATGTCGGGTGGCACAGCCGTACCAAAGCTGGTCATCAAGAAAGACCCGCACGCCGAGGTGTTGGATAGGATTAAGACTGTTGCCGAGTCAAACAAGCAACGCTATCTCACGCACTACAATTGGGAAACGGCGGATATGTTTGAGGAAAGTCCGACCAAGCTTGACGATCCAGCCCAGGACTATCAGTTGTTTCTGTCGCTGTTCAACGCTGTCGATAATATCTGGATTGGTAACGTCACGGATAGCGGTAAGCATCCGCAGAACTTCCGCACAGCTTACGATTGGAAGAAGCTGGATGAGCCGATTGGGCAGTACACAACTGGCGCGACCTACAAGCAAGGAACAGTAAGCCGATCCAACGATACTGTTGAGGATAGGATATTTCTGGTTGTCGAGTCGGATGTGCTCACCAAGCCACAGATGGGCGCGGTGTTCCAATTGATGCGTGACTTGTTCAGCATGAAGCTACACGCTGTTGTTAATACTGGCGGAAAGAGCTTGCATGGTTGGTTTGAGATGCCACCAAAGAACGAATGGGTGGAACAGTTAAAAGCTTTTCTTATTCCGTTAGGATGCGATCCTGCAACATTCAAACCCAGTCAACCCGTTAGGATTCCTGGGGCAAAGAGAGAAGACAAAATGCAAAGCCTATTATGGTTTTGTAAAGGAGGAAAATGATAGAGCCAGCAGTAGCACTTGGTATCAAACCGAAGACGGACGAGTG